ATGAATCTGGTCTATGATATGGAATATGTAAATCAGAAATAACTAAGATTCTTTTATTCATAAACTAACTAGTAGTTGTATTCGTTTTAATTGGCAATACTTACTTAGCCAAGAAAATAGTTATTAAAGCCAACGACAAAGCACCAAGCCCACATAGTATTGCCCAGTATAAACTAGTCATTTGCTTTTCCAATTTATAGACTGAAGTACCTAGTATCTTAACTTCTCGTTTAATTCCTGTAATGTGTCCCCTTAGACTGATTAATTCTTCGTTGGTAGTTCTTGGCATAGTTATCTAAGCATTTGCAATTAGATAGTAGGCAACAACCACCAATCCAAAGTTTGTAAATGCACATTAAATTTTTGTGCATACATATCAAATTAGTTTGTCAAAATAAAGTTATTTTTTGTATATGTTTTGAACTGTGTCTAAATAGTTCTTCCAAAATGATTTTGCATCTTCAAAAGCATCTGCGTAGAATTTAGTCCAGTAGTTCTTAATGTCAGAATAGTTTAACATTGAGTTCTCCTTTGAGTAAAAGTTATTTTCTTCAGTCGTATATATCATATACGATATATAATTGTGCAACGCACAAATTTCAAGACTTACTTAATGTTTAAATGTTCTTTGACTGATTCAATAATATATTTTGCGATTTCAAACTTCCATTCGCAATATAAACCTAAAATCAATCCAATAAAAAATAATGTCATTTAACCTTATTAAAGTATTCTATACATTCTGCAATAGTTTGTTGTCTAATGTATTCGTCTCTTATTTCTTGTGATGTAGGTTGTGGCAAAGGAGAATCCCATCTATCTATAATAAATACTCCACCATTTGATGTTAAATCATAACTTGCATCAGGTGCTAAGGATTTCATTACTGTATTAATACCCCAAGAGAAACCATTTTTATTAGTATATCTTTTTATAGTTGATTCAATAGATAATTTTCTAACTGTCATAATGATAATGTCCAGTTGTTATATATTTTGTTTCTGTCTTAGATGAAATACCTCTATGAGTAAATGTCCAGTCAGTACCCCAAATAAGTGTTAATCCTTTTTCAGGTTTAATTTTTAATTGTTGATAAAAAAATTCTGTTTCACCACCATCATTAACATTATTAAGATAAGTCATAAAAGTTAAATGTCTTAAAGAAGAACCAACATTATGTCTTTCAGTATGCCAAGCATGGAAACCTTCATTTGGTAAATATCTTTGAATATTAAATGGTTTTAAACTCCAAGAACTTTGACCAATATTAGAATAAATATATTGTTTTTGATATTCTTTAATAACAAAATATAAATGAATTAAATATTCTTTTATAACTGGAATTTTAAAATCTGTGATAAATAAATCTGTTGAATTTTTTTCAGATATTTTTACTTCTCCTTTTGAACCAACTTTGCCTTTAAATTTATTGGGATTTGTTTCAAAGTAATTAATAAGATTGTCACAAAGTAAATCGTTATTTATATACCAACCTGAAATAAAGTTATTTAATTTATTAATTGAATGTTGTTTAAGCATTTACCTTCCTTTTTTTTATAAAGTTAGGTTATTTGTTTTTAATTGTCAATAAGAACCCAATTTAATAAATCGTTGTCCCATACATATTTGTTTCCATCTTGTGGACGTGGAATTGGAGATTCCCAAAAACAAGTTTGCTCGTTTAATATCCAACCTTTTCTAGTATTAGGTGGAATAAAAGCATCTCTATCTTCATCATAAGTATAACCTATTCCTGCATGATTTTTTCTAAATGGTGTTCCACCTAAAGAATGAACTCCACCTCTTGTATTGTAAGATGTTTGTTTCCAAATAGCCCAACCAGTTAATTTAGTTAAAAAGTCTATACCAATAGATTCTTGTTCAACTCCATTTGAATCTTTTAATACTTCATTATTAACTGAAAGCACTTCAATTACTTTATTGTTTAATCCTATTTTTGCAAAACTAGCCATTATGTTGTGTAACTCCCTGAACCATTAAATTGTAAAACTTTAAAACTTCCATCTGTTGTTACAGTTGGAGAACCAGTTGTAGTTCCTGAATATTTTGCAGTTGGCACACGTAGTATAACAACTCCTTTTCCTCCAGCACCACCATCTCCAAAGTTAGGTGAACCATTAGAGCCTCCTCCACCTCCACCACCACCAGTATTTGCTGTTGCTGACGATGCATCACCACCACTAGTTACAGAATTTCCTCCATTTCCTCCTCCACCAGTTCCTCCAGTAGCGACAGCACCATTAGAACCTCCACCACCACCACCTGCTCTTGTAACTGATGAACCAGTTATAGAAGAAGCTGTTCCATTACCACCATTACCACCAGTATCACCAGAAGCATTAGCACCTACTGCACCAGCACCACCACCACCACCTCCTCCTCCATTAGTACCTCCTAATTGAGAACCAAGACCACCATTATTTCCTTGACTTGGAGATGTGCTTGGAGTGTTGCCAGAACCAGCGAGAGAATTTCTACCATTAGAACCACCACCACCACCACCAGAACCACCAGAACTACCATCACCACCTCCTCCATCACTTATCATAGCTTCTGTTCCACCTTTTCCACCACCAGTAGAAGTTATTGTAGTTAATCCTGAACCTGAAATTGAAGAATCTGAACCATTTGTACCAGTTCCTGCTGGTGAGCCACCTCCAGTAGTTCCACCAGTTCCACCATCTCCAACTGTAATTGTAATTGCTGTTCCAATACCTACTGTTTGAGTTGATGTTCTATAACCTCCAGCACCTCCTCCTCCAGAACCATAAGAATGATTTCCTCCTCCATTAGAAGCATCAGCACCACCACCTCCACCAGCTACTACTAAAAAATCTATTGAATAAGTTTCTGGTGATAAAGCATCTGTTCCTTCATTAATTCCTGAAGTTGCTAACCAACCTTGTGTTGAATCTATATAAACTAATAATACACCTTCTCTTTCACCAGTTAATTGTAAGTTAGATGTTGCACCTTCTATTTTATTTCCATTAGGAGAAATTGTAAGTGCATTAGTATCAAAAGTTCCTGCATAATCTACTAAAGCTATTTGTTGCCCAGCAGTTGGAGAAGCAGGTAATGTTACTGTAAATGCAGATGATGTTGTATTACAAAAATATCCTTCTCCAGCGACAGCAGTAAAACCAGAAGTCTTAACTGAAGATTGCCAAGAAATACCAGCAGAAGGAGTTGTAAATGAAAGTACACCAGAACCATTTGTTGTTAATACTTGTCCATTACTTCCATCTGTTGCAGGTAAAGTAAAAGTTAAATCAGCACTAACACTAGCTGGTGCTTTTAATCCGATATAATTTGTTCCATTTGCAGTAGTTTCACGAAAACGAACTTCTTTTTGATTGTCTATAATTAAATTTACTGTTGATGTAGAAGCTGTATCTGAAAGTGTTAATACTGTGCCAGTTGCAGTTGTTGATAGACCAGTAATTGATACTGTTGAGTCTAGCCAATTTACTGTGTTTGCAGTATGGTCAATAGTTGCTAAAGAAATGTCATCAGTTCCATCAAAATATTTTAAAGTAGGAGAAGTTGAAGTAGTTGTGTCTAACCAGATTTGTCCTGCGACAGCACCAGTTGGTCTTGATGTTCCTGAATGAGTTGTTTGAATTGCTGATAGTGCATTGTTTAAATCTGAACGAAATGCAGGGAAACCCTGATTCGCAATATTCATATCGTGTTGGCTCATAATCTATCTAATATCTTAGTTAATAACCTTTTGCAAGGTAGTCAAAAGTTTTACTTACATTTGTGTTGCTACTATTTTTAAAAACTAAATCAAAGCCATTGATAGTCTTATTACTTAATAAAAAATAATCACCAGTAGCTAAACCTTGTGCAGTAATACCAACAGCATAGTTAGCAGAATAAAATGGATTTGTAAATAAGACTGTGTAGGTACTTGTTCCTGAAACAATATCATTTCCACTAAATATTCTATCTGGCATATCAATAGAAACTGATAAAGCACTAATAACTGGAGTAGATGATAAATCAAATGAAGTTAATACTACTCGGAACTTATAAAATCTCGCTGTGTAGTCTCCGACTGTAAAATTTCTAAATGAAGTGTAAGTTATATTGTCATTAGATAAAGCAATCTCAATATGTGCATTACAATTAGCAGGAGTATCGCCATCAAAGTTAGAAGATGCGTCATCAAAATCTCCAGTTCTTGCGTCAAATAAATCATCTAAATTATCTGAAGTTTGTGTAATAGAAGCAGTTACTCTTGAAGTATAAACAGCACCTATGTCTATTGGACTTGCAAATAAATAATTTCCAGTAGCATATAAATCAGTAGCAGTTAAACCTGAATCAAAAAATCCAGTACCAGAATCAAAGTTTCCAGTTGCAGAATCAAAAAGTTCTGATGAATCTAATCTTAATGTGCCATCTGATATGATTACATTTGTTTTAGTTCCTGAAAATGTAGGAGATTCAGTTTGTGTTGCAACAGCATTAAAGTTTCCAACTGTTGAAATGTTTGTAGCTATAACAGCTTCATTAGATGAAAAGTTTCCATTTTTATCTACTGCTTTAATTAAATAAGAACCAACTCTAGCTGGAACTGTAACTGAAGTAGCTGGTCTTGCAACTTTTTCAACAAGAGAAACTGAGTTAGCCCAAGATGCACCAGTTGTTAATGTTGAATATCTAATTTGATAGTAAGCTAAATCTAAATCAGGTATTTGTGTCCAAGATAAATGAGCATCACTTCCAATAATATTACAAGAAAAATCTTCAACATCTGCTGGTGGTGCAATTCCACCCACAATAGTTCTAGTTGCAGAAGTATAAGTTGATTGTACTCCTAATGTGTTAAATGCTTTTACCCTTACGTTATAAGTTAATCCATCTACCACGTTTAGTATTCTATGATTTAATCCTTTGACTTGACCAGATACTTGGTAAGTAGATTCTGTGCTTAGTTTGTATTCTACTTGGTAGTAATCTACAAAGTTATCAGGTGATGCACCAATAGTTACATCTAAAGCAGTAATAACAACTCCATCTGAATATTCTATTAGTTGGTCATCTAAAGTAACTGAAGCTGGTGCAGATACAGAAAAAGGATTTGGTAATACAGTATCAGCAATAGTAGGTGCTTCGCCTTTTTCTTCCCAAGTATAAAAATTATCTTGATGTTCTTCTAATCCTAAAGTTACTGTTGAATCTGAATTGATAGCTAAAGACATTACTCTAAATGGTTTAGCACTAAATCCTGCTGTATCGTAAGTAGCTGTAACTATATCTCCAATAGATAAATTAAGTGCTTCTGAAGTTACTGTTACTTCTGCTTTTAAATTGTTTCTTGATCTTTTTAATATGTTCTCACAAATTTCTTCTGCTTGATATGGAGAAGTTACTTGCAACATATCAAAGCTTCTCTCTAATAAAGTATTGTTATCATCACTTAACATTGTTGCGTGTTGATCTTCTACTGCTAATCCTGAATCATCAAATGGTGGATATGAAACTGTATCTGATTGGTAATCTTTTTCTGGGTTTGTGAAAGTACCAATAACTCGGTTATACTTTTCTGATTTGCTTTCACCTTGTAATTTAACTTCGCTTACAACATTATCTTTTGTTAATAGTAATTGTGATGAACCAGTACCCTCAATAATAACTTTGTATTTACCTTGTGTGTAATTAAAGATTGCTCTCATAGGTACTAAGAGTTCTCTTACATTCTCTAATACTTTTTTCTCACTATCTATAACTGCATTTGTTTCAAATAGGTTTATATCGCTTACTGCACCAGTATAAGGAGTTACTTGTGTATCGCAGGTATTTGCAGAAGTTTTAAATGAATCATAGTTTGTTTCAAAAGCATCATTAGGCAATCCTTTTCCATATCTACTATTTCTTAAATAATCTAAAAGAACTAATGATGAGTTAGCAGAATAAGCCCAAGTTGTAGGGTCATCTTGTCTATGTGAACCAGAACCACCTTTAGTAGAGTCTAATCTAGGGTCATATATTTTCTTACCTCTTACAGTTACTCTAACTTCTGGTAAGCCATTAAAAGCATCTTGATTCCATTTAAAACGTAAAGCAACATAAGCAAGACCAGATAGTTTATGATCTGAAGTCCAGTTAGTTGTTTCGTCAAGCAAAGAAGAAGCTGATTGATTGTCTAATCCAAAAAATCCTTGAATAGATATTAAAGATTCTCCACCTTTATAGAAGTTAGTATCTGAACTAGAAACACCTCTTACTGTTCCATTAGTTAATGCACCATCAAATGTAACTAACTTATCATCTACATAAACTTCATCTATTGCTGTAATTCCTGCACCACCACCTTCACACAATACTCCAGCTACATAAAGATATTGATTATCTGTTCCTGATGATTCTACAAATACTCTTGTTAAACCAACTTGTCTTT